CAACTCTAATATAGCAAGTTTATCACAAGTAATTCTACCTTGCGCTCTACACTCTGTAATCTTTACTAATAAGAATCTACCAAACCATAGCCCTACTGCTACTAATAGTCCTGCTGCTGCTACTAATAATTCAAAAAGCCACTCGGCATGATTTGCGTGTTCCATTATTATTATTTTCCTTTTTCTGTTCTATTTACAATTACACCAATAGCAAATGTAGCAGCTAGATCACTATCTTTTAATAAAAGGTCTGACATCTCGTCTTCAGTTAATTTAGATAGATACTTGACTGCTGATACAGATCCTTTTTTATATTTCTTATTAAAAGCTTTTCTAAATTCTTTTCCAAATATTGCAGAAGAATTTTTTAGTAAACTGAGAGCTGTATCTGGCTCAACTTGCCAATAAGATCTTGCTTTTCCTTCACCGCCTCCCTCTAACTTTTGTATTTTTGTGATATATGCGGATTCTATTTGACCAATAGCAGATCCAAACTGTATTAATTGTTCTTTGGTATATCCTTTATCCCCCTTAAAAATACTAGCAGCTATTTCAATAGAATTTTTAGCTTTTGGAGGAACTGTATATTTTTTATTTAAAGCTTCGGCTGCTCTTTTATTCTTTATAGGGTCGTTAGTTGTTTGGTAGAGTATAGCCCAATCCTTTACTATTTTTTCATTAGAGAAAACTACGCCTAATTGCTTTTCCCCCTTTTCTAAGTAGATAGATTTACCTGCATCAATGCGATCTAATGCGTGTCTCTGGGCTTTCTCTTCTATTTCTTGAGGCAATGGTTTTCCTGTCCTAACTGACTCAAGAATTGCTTTCATATCTTCTTCTGTAGTGTAGGCATTAATTGAGGGAACATCAACTATCTTACCATCTATTTCTACACCAACGGTATATTCAGTTACTTGAACTTCCTCTCCATTATCCCTTGTTACAGTATGCTTCCCTGCTATAAATCCATCACCTTTGTCTCCTTGAGTTGGATCATTCCTAACCCCATACCCTAAGTCTTTATTGTTATTTTTAACATAGATAGAAGTAGCAGTTTTAGACACTTCTTTCGCATTAGCAGAAGGAATTACAGCATTTAATGCCCCCTCTGCTACCTGCTTAACATCCTCAATAGCTTCATTAGCTATCATTTCAGGAAGAGATTCTTCTTTAGCTATAACGTCCTCAGAGGGATCTTTTTTTTTTCGTTAGGCTCTTCTTCAAAGGTATTATAGTTTTGTTTCTGTTCGTCTGCTAGGGCTGTATCTGTCTTCTTAGGAGGTATTGGATTGTCCTTGCTATTGTATAAGGCACTCTGCTTCTCTGCCCTGTCTCTTCCTACCTGATCTGTTTGTTCTGTTTCTAATTCAAGTACTGGCATATTATTATCAAATATCTTATCAATCTTAGCACTATTCATTTCGTATCCATTGATATTGGCTAATGCTTTACGAGTATTTCTAACTCTGCCAGATAGTTTAGCAGTTAAAGCACGTACTGCCCCGCTATCTCCAGTGAAAGAAAGATTACCATTCTCATAGGAGACATTTACTTGCGCCCCATTACTTCGCCATCTATTGAGATCCTTTGTCATATTGGATTGATAGATTCCCAATGCCTCTGAGAGTACCTTAGTAGCTGCTGCCTTACTCTTCTCATCTAAATGTTTACCTGCATTAGCATATTTAGCACTTGCATAGTTTTCTATTAAATTGTCTAATCTTATAACGCCTTCCGCAGGAGTAGGGCTTTGATCTAATGTTCTGACTTGTTGCATAACTGTTCTATTTGCTAACTCAGTTGTAGTCTTGTGATCCTCAGGAGACATATCCGCATCTAATCTTGATATAGCTGATGATCCTACAGTATCTAATGCTTGTGCTGCTTCAGGGGTATTAGCTAAGACACTATTTTGCACTGATGCATTAGCATCCATTATGTTTCCAATATGGCTGACGTATTTTGCAAATACTTCTGGATACCTAGCTAGTAGATTTGCCGGCCCTGCCGTTTTCACCAATTCATTTAGGGCAGCTTGCATGGTTGGATGCCTTCCATATAAGGCAGTTAATGCTTTATCAGTTAAATGTTTAGCGGTAGCTGCCGAGGTTTGTAGAGCTTCTCTTACATCCGCTCCATTATTAACTGAAATAAAATCATTAGCTATAAGTTTTAGTCTATCAACCGCTTCGGTATGAAATCTTAGCATCCTCGCATTACCATGCATATCTTCAGTTTCTTTAAAATAAGTATCTTTTAACCCTCTAATATTCTCTTTCAGCTTGATTAGTTCTTTTTTAATTAGAGTAGCATCATCACCTGCTGCCTTAAAACCGGCGTGAGTTTTCTTTATTAATTGTTTTTCTTCTTCTGATCTAGTTACTTCTATAGCTGAATCTGTTCCATCAGCCTTAGGTGCTAGAAGTTTCTCAACCTTCATATCTACAGCCATTTTTTTGTTATCAATTATTCGTTTAACTGTTTCTGCTGAGTGTACAATTTCATTATGTTGGTTGTTCCGTTGTCTTATTAGCTCATAATCAACTTCGCCATCATACGTATAGGGAAGACCTTTATTCCATGTCAAATATGAAGTTCTTTCTGCTGTTAATATCTTCTCTCTTTGAGATAATGCACTTTTCTTTGCAGCTTTATCAAGATCAACTTGATCCTGTACACCTGCTATTGCCCATAATTTTTTAGTATTGTTAAGTATTTCATCTGACAATGTTGGGTGTCTAGCAATAGCTTCTCTAGTAATCCTTGTGCTATTGGCTACAAATTGCTCGGCAGACATACGCCCTTGTGTCTTCGCAGCAGCTAGACGGGTTATAGCTTTAGCGGTATTAGCAGAAGCAATGTTAATGGTGTCAATAATCTGTTGTCCCTTTCCCTCTACATTATCATTAGTAGCATTAGCCCACATTCTTTCTTCAGTGTTGGTAGCAACATCAAAGTCTTCTTGTGCCTCCCTCTCATTTTCAAATTGATCTAGGTAAGCATTTATATTAGCAGAGTGTTCCTGATCTATCTTAGCGAGGTCATATCCATCTTTAAATTCTTTAGCATGACCAATACCTTTAGCTACCCCTCCGCCTATTGCTGCGTATGATCTACCTGCCAGTTCACCATAAGCATGAGTATTTACCACTCCTTGTTGAGTGGCATCAGCAGCACTTGTATTTGATTTGGATAGTTTAGTGTCTCTAAAGTCTGCCGGAGCAGCTTGCCTGTCTTTATATCTCATAGTCCGTCCTTATTTTTCCATAGTCTATAGAACTCTTTGATCTTTGGATTCTTGCTATCTGCTACCAACATTTCTAACTTCTTCATGTTCCCATTGATCTCGTCACTATTAGATTTCCACAACTCTGCTAACAATGAGTCTTGTCCCGATTGCGCCCTTTTCAAATCTCTATTTAATACTGCATTCATAATTCTATATTCTGCGTCAGGACTAAGCATTCCGCCTTTATTAATAACAGTAAATAACGAAGACATAGAATGCATCCGGCGAGAAACTTCTTTAGGATCTTTACCGATAATCTTAGATATGTTTACCCATTGCTTAGAAATATTTTCAATAATATCTCTTTCTACTTGCTTTTGTTCCATAATGGTCAGTACACCATCCCATAAATCTATTTCTTTGTTAGTACGGAAGCCAAGCATTTTAGCAAAGGCTTCTGTGGCTGTAATTGTTACCCCTAAATCATTACCATTGGCATCAATGATTCTATTAGTACTTGCCATTAACAGACCTTTAGTAATGTTCTTATACCCCGAACCTAGTAGAGCAACTTCGTTTATAGCACGACCAAGCAACTCAGGACTACTTATATCTTGTACGTGGAACATAGATTGTATATTATTTACTGTTGTACCCATACTACCTGCAATAGAAACTATAGGGAATCTGGGATTGCTCCTTTGATTTCCATTAAATAACTTAAACCACTCTACTGCTGTACCTATGTATGGTAATCCATATTCATGGTAAGGCGATAGTGATTCTGATATAGAGAGATCCGTTACTCCCTTTCCTTCTTGGTCGAACAAGAAAGACATTGCACCATTAACAGTATACTCCATTACACCATGCTCAAGTACCCGACGGGTTTCTGGTGAATTATCAAACAATGGTTCACTTTCAAACAGATCATAAGTGTGGGCTAGTAAGGCTGCTGCCGGTAATCCTGCATGGAAACCATAAGCGGTTAGCCTTGCTGCTGCAAGTTTAGCCCTTAATTTTGGAGTCATTATTGTGGCATTTGATTGTATTGTATTCATTGTAAGTTTATGACCAATAGCCATAAACTGAAGCATTACAGATGCAGAACCACGTTGATAAGGAAGGCTTCCTGCCCTACTCATACCCCCTGCTAACCTTACACCCTCAAGTGCTATTATTTCTTGATTTCTTTGTGTTCTCCAATCTAATTTAGGATTCTGTTGTTGCCACAAGGACTTAGCTTGATACCACATACCAAGCCTATTAGTCATTTCTCCTGCATCAAACCCCGCCTTCCTAGCTAACCCTACTCCTTTACTAAATGGATCATGTATCATTCTTCCCGTCTTCTGCCATCCAGATTCCATAAGCATTCTTTGTGAATCATTAGCTACATCCCTAACCAATTCATTTCTATCAAGAGAATCTAATAGTCCAGATTTCTTGAGTGCTGCGAAATCTTCCATTAATTCTTTTTTAGACAAACCAGATAACTTATTTTCTGTCAATATGTCCACTACTTTTGCATTTGGATGATGAAATTCATCCATTGTAGTAATCATAAATCTCATTGCTTGTGCTTTCTTAAAACTAACATCTGCTGAGTTAGGGGCTACTACCCACATTTCCCTTACTTGAGCCGGTTGTATAATATGCTGTCTAGGCACATTCAAATGAATATATAATACTGAACCCAATGACTTAGGTGTTGTAGTTAATAAATTTCCTTTATCCCCAAGTCTTCTTAATAGATCTGGTATATCTCTCTTGGCATTTTTAGATAGAAATTTAGCATCCCATGTCTCAAATACATCTGCCGTACCATGAAAGAATGATTCCCAATTGAAATCACCATAAGTTTTCAATTGTTTTTGATTGGAATAATAATCAAAGTTTCTTAATGCTTCTTTAACTAGCTTTTCTTTTGCTAATGATGGTTCACCCTTCATTTTTATGTGTGTACGACTAGATGGGAATACACCATCTACTAATTCACCATACCTATCCATGAAACTCTTTTGAACTGCTATATCCCAATGAGTAAATGCTTCTGTCTGAGCAAGACTATCTATAGATCTTTGCATAGATACAAATCTATCTTCATATCTTGCTTCCCCATTCAAACTCTGTAGCCTTTTATCTCCCCTATGCTTGGACTCTTTAAGGGCTGCTCCATTAACCTCCATTGCTTCTGCTATTTGGTCTACTCTATGCATACGTTCCCTACGTGGAGTAAATACCATGTCAGGATTGTCTGCCTTTAATTGAATAGCAATTTCTTCTGCTTCCGCCCATGTCCTTGCAGCAGCAGGGGTTGTTTTTAATTTTTTATATAAGATGTCTTGATCTATTACCTTATGTCCATTAATATGAGAACTTGCAGGATGCATATCGACATATATATTTTCTTTAGAATGCCGAGGCGACCACCCTTCAACTTTTGGTAATGTAACAGCAGGTAGATGATGAAGTCTAGTGGTATCACCAACCACTCCAAATTCAAAGGACTCGCCCTTGCCTCCTAGTGATTCATAGGGCTTAACTATAGTCTTCCCTTCCTTTTCAAATTTAGCCTTATTGTATTTAATCTTTGTATCTGTTGCATAATCCCATACATAAGTTCCATCCTTATCTAACGCTACTAACTCTTTAGTATCAATCTTGTCAGTGGCTAGTCCTATTGCCTTACCTTCATTCTTAGCATATACCCCCCTAAAACCGGCAGCTTCTTTAGCTTGACGATCTTGTCTAGCCGTAAAGTTATACATCTGATCTATAACTCGCCTCCATTTCGCCCAAGTAACTGCTACAGCTTCTATCTCTGCTCTTTTTAGGTGGGGGTACATCTTTTTAAGTTCTATTAATGTAAAATTATCTTTGCCTAACTCTTCTGCTTCTCTAATAAGTTTATCAAATTCTACTTTATGTTTAAGACCACGAACTGTACTATGAAATTCTCTAGCAAATGTATTTTTAATTAAAGCTTTACGTTCAATGGAGCGAAATGCACCCCCTTCCATTTTCTGATGTCTACCTGTAGGGAATAGGAAATCACCTAACCTACTTCTAGATATACCAGTGAAATCCATTCCAAGTACCTTAACATTCTCTACACCAAGAGTACCAACTGATAGTGGATCATATTCAAACTTCCATTCGTGAGCAATAACCCACCCACCATCTTTCGTTAAAAGTCCTAATTGACCATCCTTTTTAAGCCCACTACTTTCAATAGACTTTTCTAATTTTTTCATAGCCTGATGTGCGCCGGCCTCAGTCTTATATACCCCACCACTACGAGGTGTATATACATCTTGACCTGCCGAAAAATCAGCATTTACCATACTATTAGGTTGGTTGTATTTAGGCCCACCTATATCCGCACGTACTTCTTCTACTCTTTTTACATTTGCCCTTCTTAAATCTGCATCCTGTAAAAAAGCATCATAACGAGTATTCTCAAACAATTCTTTTATTTCTTCATCTGATCTAGCTGTCCATGTATTTAATTCTGATGCTGTATCTGGTTGCAAAGGTGTTTCATTTCCATCTACCATCTTGTATGTCTTTGGATTAATCCAATCATGTACATAAGCTGCAACAGTTTTACCACCTGTTTTAACATTAGCTTTCTTACTATTTCCCGTTCCTACTATTTCCGCAGCATCTTTTGCTGCTTCCTTAGTATTTCCAAACTTTTCAGCTTCAGCTACGCTAGATGGAGGTACACCAATGTCATCATCGAAGTCTGTTCTGCCTACTTTATTCCGTCTACCTAGTACTACTCCTATAGTTGCACCCATTAAACCATTAACAGTTAAATTAGTAGTACTAAACTGTTCTTGCTGAAGTTCTGGATAAGGCTCTAGAATAACATTCTGGGTGGCAACACTTACTTCACCTATAGCCATTTCACCTGCACCATTTATCATCATACGGTTTAAAACCATTGTTGATCTTATTATTGGTAGTGCAAATTCTGCTGCGGTTAATGAACCCCTCATCAATGCTGCATCATGGGCGATTTCTTCTTCGACTCCTTCTGCCTTTAATTCTTGGTAATGAGATGCATAATCAATTGAACCACCAGTTCCACCCGCAGCAGCTAAAGATATTAATAACCCGCCACCAAAGAAAGGAGTAGCTAAACCTGCTGCTATTCCTCCACCTAATAGTGGTATAACCTCACCAACACCTGTAGCTATAGAGCTACCTGTACCCTTCCTCATTACACGATTTCGTTCCTCTATTCCGTCGAGGATCTCTTGTTCAGTTACATCCAATCCTAAGTGTTTACCTACTTTAAGGGCAGTTAAATTAACCCCAATCATTATCTCATCCCATGTATCTTCACCTATCTCCTTAATTTCGGCTTCCCTTATGTTTCTTTTAAGTTGTTTCTTAAGCCTATCTACGTTTTCAAGTACATTTTCTTGTGTAGCAATTTCTGCTAGAGAATAGCCTTTCTTAGGCTGAGTAATCTTATTAATATATCTATCTTTTAATGTGGTTGGTAATAATCCAGTATTTAAGTATGTTTGTAATACTGTTTTTCGGAATCTAGGACTCATTGATGGATCAGATATAATGCTTTCAACAGCCATTTGATCTGTCTCTTGTTCACTCTCGGCAGCGATCTCTAAAGCTTCATCCTCTAGATCACTTCTTCCCTCAACAATGAGTTGGTTAGATGATTCATTAAAAGCTTGCTCTGCTTCCTCTCCCTCAAGTCCAATCTCTTCAGTAGCATAGAAAGAAATTTCTTTGGCTTCTACTTGGTCTTTAGGGGATAAGGGTTGTTCTGCCGGAGGAGGCAGAGATACATCTCCACCTAGAAATGGTTTCTCTGTATTCTCGTCTGGTATTTCATAATCAGTAGAAATTCCAATAGAAGTTACTTCTCCTTCAACGGCCTCCGCTTCAGCAGCTATAAATGGATCTGGGGCTGCCTCTGGAAACTCTTCAGGGGCAAGACCTTGTTCGTCAAATGTAGCATCCTCTACTGGAATAGGTTCTTCAGTACTAGGAACTATTTCTTCTTGAGTTACCATAGACTAAGCAAACCCACCGCTACTTGCAAAACCACTACTACCTGCATAAGCATTAGCCCCTGCTAATCCACCACCTGCCGTTGCTCCTGCTGCTAGTCCTCCACCTCCGGCTGCTCCTGCACCCATCGCACCAAAGCCACCTGCAAATGATATAGCTGCATCTCCTATTCCACCAATACCTTTCATCATACCCGCAAATGCAGCTTGTTTAGCACCAATGCGATTGTATTTAGACAATGCATCTGCTGATTGTTGACTTAATGCTGATAGGCGATCACCAAATCCTTCAAATTGATTAAGCATACCTGTGTTCTGTCCATACTGAGAGGCAATACTACCAGTAGCACCCATAGCAGAGGATGTTCCACTATACCTAGCTCCTGCATTAACAGCACCTTGAATGATTTGCGCCCGTTTAATTCTAGCCTCTCGTAAAGAGGCAACCTTTTCTCTTTGAACTTTAAGAGCATTCTTCTTTTTGTCTACGCGATTAGCTTCTCTTTCGGCAGCTTCTTTAATGCGTAACTGTTTAGCTTGCTTCTTAGCAGCACTTGCTCCACTTATTCCACTTACTAATGATGTTATTGCTGACATTTTATATGTCCTCCCTAATGATACTATATATTAATGAATCTTCCATCTTCCCTCCATACAGGAAACTCTTTCTTAAAATTCCTTCATAGCTCATTCCACAATCCTTTGCTACCTTTATTGCTAACCTATTATGTTTAGGTAGCAATGCATAAATATGATGTAACTCTGGTATGTCTCTAAATCCTTTTAAGATTGCTTGTCTAGCAAATTGAGAAGTATATCCTCTTTCCATCTTCATTACATCCGTTAGATGTACTTGATATGAATTAAGAGAAATAGGGACAGCTAAAATTTGTCCTATAACTAAATCCCCCTTCTTCATATCGAGGAATATTGGTAGATGAAGCTGTGGCCCTTCTCTACGTTCCAGTGAAAACATTAAGGTCTTGCAGGTGCTTCCATTAGTACCGCCCAACCTAGTAGCTTCATATCTTTCCCTGCCTCAGACTCAATTCGCAATGAGAGTGCTTTACCATTTCCTCTTAATTTACTTTTCGTTACAATTACATTCTTACCATAATCAAATGTATCTGATGCACCTGTAGGAATGTAATTTCTCTTATATCTGTATGTTTGGAAAGCTGTACCCCACTTACCACTATTGATACTATCTGCCCAATCCCATTGTGCTTGTACCAAACAACCTGATGGATTGTCAGGCATTAAAGCCAAACCTACTTCAGTAAAACCATCTTCTGTTCTATCAAAGTACATGAATAGATAAGGGATATATTTCTTCCTCATTAAATCACCAAATATATCATATCCTGTTATAAGATAACTAGAATAATCTACTCCCGCAGTATTTTCTGTATACCAATCTAGGAAGGAAGTATTACTATATCTTCCTATTGTAATGTCTGTACCTGCTGATACTAGAAAAGCATAAGTAGTTCTTCGGTTTGATCTAAGAGATGTTGTAACAGTAACTCCTACAGTGGCAGCTAGTACCACATCTGTTCCTACAATAACATCTTCAGTACTATCAGTAGCCGTAAATCTAGGCAAGACAATATAATCTGCTATAAAAGGACTTCCACTTGCCAGTGGACTAATTGTATTAGGATAGAAAGCTTTTAATGTTAAATCAAGTACAAGTTCTCTATTATATTTATTTATGTAATTATCAGTAGCATAATCTTCTGTATCATTATATAACCATCTAATCCTATTTTCTTGTTCTTCATACATCCCTATTGCATTTTGTATTGCTACATTAGATATGCCATTATAAAAACTTTGTACAGTAGTTAAGGATATTGATTCAGATTGATACCTACCAGTAGTACTTTCTTGTGATAATAAAAAGACTCCTGATCTTGACCAGTAAGCTACTGATCCATTTACTTCCACAATACTTCTAGGACTCTCTGTACCGATAGAAGATATTTTAGATACTTGGAATGAGGTAGCTTTAAATCCACCTGTATCACCAAATATTTCCCACACACCATTCTCTGCGAATACTAATAGAGAACCTTTGGTAGAAATTAGTTTAACTACTTTAGAAATGTCTGGAATTTGAATAGTCCCACCATCAGTATCAATTACATCATTAATATCTTCTGAGGTTGGATCAGCAGCAGTATAGCACTTAGCTAAAGCACTAGTAGCCGATGCCACTTGGGTAAAGAATATAAATCCTGAGTAGTAGGGGGACTCTGAATCTCCAGTAGTGATTGAAGAGGTTACACCTGAATAGAATACTCTACCAGCATAGGTAGCAACTGTTGTTATATTGCCATTCTCTTTATCTGTAGGTAGTGCTGCAATGCCACTCTCAGTTACTCTAGAAGCTCCTCTATGTAAAGCATCAATAACAAATCTACCTTTAGGGGCAGGAGCATTATCCGTGGAAGCCCTATCCATAAATGTTGGATTATATTTTTCAAATGTAGCGGAATCTGTAGTGTCTGCCTCTTTACCTAGAGTCCATACATCTGCATTACTAGGGTACTCACCGAGGGTTGTAAATGTACAATTGATTGCATCTGAACCACAAGTAGATACAATCTTTGGAGACCATCCTTGATTTCTTAAATTATAGAAATGTTCATCCGAAAGGGTCGTAGGTCTCTCATCAAAATCAAGTCCATCAGAAATACCCCATGTATCTCTAATCTTTAGAGTAAGGGCGGTTTGGGACACTACATCTGTTACACTATTATAAGTTAGTAATATAGGATCATCTATATCAGCAGAAACCAGTACAACATTATTATTAATAGTTGTAACCTGTATATCTGAATTAGCAAGCCCTGTTATTGTTAAAGAATTACCACTATTAAGATATTCAGTAGTAGGAGATACATTTAATAAATTAATAAACCAAAGTTTATTAAAAGATCGTATAATACCTACCATTTTAGATGTATCACCATCAGGACTATTCCAACGGTGAAGACTTTGTCTTGATCCTGCTAATACAGTTTCAGTAAGTCCCGTAGCTTTCTTCACATAGTTAGTTTCATAGTCTACTCCTAATCTACGCAAACGCTTACCCGTCCGTTCTAGGACAAAGTTGTCTTCATCTACAGAGGCACTTTCTGGAAAGGTTAAAGCAGTCGCTTCAGTAATTAACCCTCTGACAAAGTTATTATGTTGTTTCTCTGAACTAGCCTTTGCCATGACTACTTATCTATTTCCAATCCTTTTACTGCTTCTTTTTTAGCTCTCCACATATTAAATGCTTTCTTAGCCATATCTTCTGCCGTAAATAATCCCTGTAATTCTTGGGGAATTTCTCCACCACTATTCCATTTAAAAGCTAGTAAAGGCGATTTAGGATCTACGCCCAAGTGAAGTTCTTTTCCTGCTGCTGTTGTGTACATTAACATTAGTATTTTTTCCCCTTTCTTCCAAAACCTGCGAAGTCAATTCCATTACTTACTCTGAATGCCTCTTGAGACATCCTTCTTCTTTGAATCTGAGATTGTGCTGCTGCAATTGGATTATCACTTTGTTTTAATATTACAAAACTTGCAGTCTTTGCATCAGCTAAAAGATAGCTAAATGCTTGTGATGGTAAATCAGGAGTAAAAGTATTAGTAGCAGACCATGTAGGCTGTACTTTACCAAAACATTGTGATTTACTTTGTTGCATATTAGTAGTATCTATAGCTGAATCATAAGAATCAAAGATTAAATACTCATCATCAAATGATGTATAAAAAGTAGGAGCAGCATCATTTTTAATATTTAGAGAAACTCCAGTAGCATCTGTAACAACATCTACAGTTGCATCATCACTTTGCCTAACTGCTATTAAATCTACAAATTCTTTAGGAGTTTTATATTTTATATCTATATATTTATCAAATGTATCTGCTGCTGTCTTAGTATTATATTTAACCCATTCAATGTCAATAGCATTATCTGGTATTTTCATGTGAGTAGGTCTAGCAGCAGTAGCAGCCTCTAGTCGGATAAACTTTTTTAATTGAGGCCAATCTTTCCCATCAATTAGATTATAGTATGATGTTTTTATTATTTGAGCTACTTGTGTACTTTCTACAGTATCAGAAATATCTGATACATTATCTGAATCTAAATCAGATAATATGTCCTGTGTTAGTTCTAGTAACGTCATTGAAGGCATTAGGCTGTCCTACGAAGAATAACAGTTATAGTACAAGCGGTAGCAGTTGTGTTACTTCCTGTAACCACAAAATTTACTGCTTGATTTGCTGTTAAAGTATTAGCACCACTTGGGGATACTGTGTCTACATCACCCGCAGCACTACCTGATTGAGTAATAGTTATAACACCACTTGTTACTGCCGTTGTACCTATTCTAGCTGTTATTGTGCAATCAGCAGTAGCAAAAGCATTATCAATTACACTTGTAATCGTAGTGATTGTTCCTGCATAAGGTGTAGCTAAGTAATAAGTTTGGTTTGCAACAATATCTGGAATAGTTACATTAAGAGCAAACTCTTGGAATTTCCATGTTCCTGTCCCTGAGTTAGCATGAAGGGTCTGATTTGAAGTAGCAGCAGACACTCCTTTAGCCTCATGTAATTCAGCATTAGTAATATTTTTATGTTCTATTGTCATAAGTTTTAGACTTTATTAAGAAAAAAGGGAGGGCTTTTATACCCTCCCTTTAATTTACATCAATGAATATTATTCATTCCCATTAAGCAGCAGGAACGTCTAAGTATTCAACAATGATTTGCGCTCTACCTGCGGTAAATGTACCTGTAGCTACGACTTGTAGTTGACCTACTGCATCTAGTTTGCCCATAACAGCATTACCAGAGTTAGTACCGCCATGAGTAGAAGATTTCAATGCAGCTACAACTTCAGTAGCATCAATTTCTGCTAATACAAGAGCATCCCACAGTTTATCTTCACCTGTGCCGATAGCCGAAGCATCAGTTTCCACGAAATCAATATCATAGCTTGTGCCACCTGCGAAAGCAGTAATAACTTGAAAATATGCTTCAGTTATATATGTATTTGCAGGTAAACGCAATACCATTTTATTGGTAGCATCACTGACAGGAAGATCACTATAGTCAAAAGTCCATACCGCTTTTTTGGCAGGGCCTTGAGAAGGAATTACACCGCCAAACTTCTTGTCGGTACTCCTTGGCCCATAATGATTTTCTACGTTTCTAATTAAATTTGTCTCGAATCCCATAATAATCTCCTTTTAGTAGTTAGTAGGGTGAGTAGCAATAGCGATCAAAGTATCTGTTCGCTGAACACCTAACCCAAAACGTGAAGTTACTTGGAAATTATCACCGCGATTATTTGGATCGCGCCAACCTTCTGTACGTGGTTGTCTGCGCCATGCGTGCATAACTGGCTTGCAGTTGTCATCTGCAACACACATTGCAACATTCATAACATCCCCAATTTCCGCAGTATCGTTAGCTAGATTGTAACTAGAAGCATTTAGTGCTTCAGTAGCAGTCTTTACTGGTAGGAAGTTACTTGTCCAAATATCAAACCCGAATATATTTTTAACAAACTTATGTTCCTTAGAAAAACCTTCAGTAATAATACCTTCAAAATGAGGGTTATTACTTACGTTTGTCAAGTTACTAAGACTGTTAAAAGTTGCTTCTACAACTGGATCAACAATCATAATACGACCATTGGCAGGAACTCCTGCTTTATCCATAGATAGTTTAGCAGCGATAATGTCATCCATCGTCATTACGCGAGTAGTTGCTGATGCGCCACCTGCAACCCAACGATGAGGCTGTCCATTAACCAAATTAATATCAGCATTGGTTTGTCCAGTTCCACTTTCACTACCTGCTACCGCCAAGAAACGAGTTTCATGGTTTACTGCTAATGCCCTAGTAGATTCTACTGCTCTCATACTCATAAGAGCTTCTACTTGCGCCCCATCTTCCCTAAGTTCATCAGATACACGCCAAGCATCAGCTTTGTAATCTGTGATTGAGAGAGTAAGGGTATTGTTATCGATTGCATTGAAATCAAGTGGTGTATCTTCTGCACCATCTTGGATCGTTACAGTACCGATTGTTTTAATGTTTAAAGTCGTTCCACTCCCGAAATCCGTCACATCACGCCACAATCCGTCAGGAAGGGCAAATGTTTGTAGATTATCAAGAATAAACTGACTATACTGTTCTGCTTCAATAAAAGCAGATGAGTTACTTGTCAATTGAGACATAAAATATTTCCTTTAAGTTAATTTAAACCAAGATTCTTTTTAGCTTTTTGTCCTGCAATTGCCCAAGCTGTCTTAACGTCTTTAGTATCAAAACTTTTTACTTTAGAATTAAGATCTCCTGTAGGCTCTGCTTGATACGCTTGTGTATTAACAGACCCCATAGTAGGAGAAACATCAGTTTGTCTATGTTCAAATCCTGCCATTTTAAAAACAGCAGTAGGTGAATTGGCAGCAATTATATTCAAATCAGCTACAGTAAGACCAGAATCAGTGGCGAGTTGGTTATAAACTTCCTCACCTTTAGTACCATATTGCTTTATAAATCTTTGTGCTACGGTTCTATTATTCTGAGCCTTTACTTTACTTTGCTCTATTTTGGTTAACTCTTGATTAACCATCGTAGAAATGTGTTCTTGATTTACTTCTGCTCTAGGAGTTGTCTCCCCTGTTGCTTGGGTAGATCTCAATTCATCGACAAGTTCTCTAGTTGTTTTTTGTCCTTCCAATGTTTGCTTTAATGAAGCGTTTTCTGCTTCAATAGTTGCAATATGATTCTGGGCAGGTTCTATAGAAGCATAAGCTGCTTCAACTGTTGAGTACTTCTTCCCTTCCCCTACTAGTCCCTGCAATTCAGTCGGAATTACTGGTGTGGTTGGAGTATCTAATACTGGTGCTTCTGCTACTTTCTCTTCAGGTTTGTCACCTTCAAATATTGTTTCTTCGCTCACTTTTAGTTCCCTTTGTCAGGTAAAAAATTAAGTAACCTTTCAATGCGTTTTAAATCGCCTAATAGAAAGGATTGTTGTTCTGCCCATGATGGACTTGAAAAACTTTCTTCGGAGATCATCTTTCGATAAGAGGTGGCTTTTTCTTCTTCTAAATATTTTCTTAGGATATTTACCACATCCTGCTTCGACATCTTTCCCCAATCTTCTTCATTTACACGTAAAAATTTATTCATACTTTTATTCTTACCCCCATATTATACCATAGTTTAAGCTAAAAGTCAAGAGAAATCTTATTTATTTTAGCCTAATAACTCTTCTTCTACTGGCTGTGCTTGTTCTAGTTCAAGATCACCTTGAGCTTGTTGTGCTTGACCAGAGGTTTCTTTCTGTTCTTGTACCGCAATGTTTGGACTAATTAACTGGAATTTCTCTAATCCCATTGCTTCTTCAAGCATTTTAGCCAAAGCTATTGAGGATACATGGGGAGCTATTACTCCTGCTATTGGGCCATTAAAGATACCCATAACATTCTGAATCAATTGACTTCTAGCTGCAAAGTGCCTAGAACCCATTGGCATAATTTTACCTTTAGCTGTAATATCTGATTTTTCTATCTCTATAAACTCTACTACACCAATATCATCATCCATAACACGAATAAGGTCTGATGAATCTAGATTTCTCTTAGAAATCTCTAACATTTTATTTAATGCCTTCTCTAGAAATCTATTTTCAAACTTATTAGTTTTGTTTAGGAAGATTCGTTGGGCTGCATTATCTAGTTTTTCTACTTCAAAAGCTGTCTTCTCACCTGCGGTTCTAATTCCTAGGGCATTCTTAGGGCTACCTGCTAGTTCTTCCATAGTACCCATCAATCCACCAATCTCATTATTAGTTGCTAAAGCTTGTGGATTAAGGTTAAGCATTTGTACAGCACCATCTTCAGGTAAATGTACAATGCCTTTAGGTTGCCACGAAAAAGGCTCTACTGCCCCTTTAAGAGCTATCATAGGAAATACACTTAAATCAAATGCATCTGCTTTAAGATTCTCTAAATGATCTAGTCTATATTGCAATCCTACTAGATTATCTAATGGCCCCATTGCCCATAGGTTATCAGGACGTTCTCTCCATCCAACATGAACCATATCATCTCTGCCAATCCAACTAGGATTAGGAATGCTGCGTAGAGTAAACTGCCTGTCTATAACTGTAATAACTACATTTTCTTTTAGTTCATCACTATCTTGATCGTATAGATCTCCTTTAAACTCAAGGACTTCTATAAGACCTGATTGTAAATATTCAGATAAAGAACCAAATCCATCAAAAGCCAATCCTTCTGCCTTATTTATATCTTCAATACTAAAAGAACTTAACGCATTATTTCTACGTTCCATTGCTTTATTAAGAACTTTTTCATCATAACGTAGATCAGGTCTTGTTCTAAGTTCCTTGCGAAGTTCTCCTATACTCTTGAGTGTTCTAACAATCTTCGGGGATGACTCAAAGCTAGAGGCAGCAGGATTAAACACAATATCATAAGGAGATACACGAATAAGCTTTGGGCCAATATAATTAACAATTTCTTCGCCAGTTTCTTCATCTTCGATAGCATCCTTGACCCATATTACTTGTCCAAATACATTCCCAGTATCTATATAGTCATAAAGTAAATCAGAAATTGTGTCTTTAAATCCACCTTGCTGAGTCTTATTCTTCATGTAAGCTTTAATAGTATCAGCTTTATCCTTTGCTACATCATCTTCTGTTTCACCAAACCATTCTAACCAATTATCATTAGGAAACATAGAGTCTACATAATGAGCATGGAGATTATCCCTAATCTGAGTTAGTTTAGGTATAGTAGTTCTATTCTTCCATCCACCCACATTATTAGAGGTAGTGGTAGTATCAGTAGCAAATATATAGTTTCTTAACTCTTTCCATTCTTCTTCTTTATTTTGTTTTTGCATTCTCCATTTAGCGTATAACTGGCTAATTTGCCTAGCTTCGCCTTCGGGCTGCAATAAATTATTAATACTAGCTACGTCACCTGCCATTATGTTTTCCTCTTTTTATTTTTTCGTACTTTCTTTTTAACAAGTCTCTTCTTTTCAATTTCTCTAAGTTGTCCTGCTAGTTTCTTTTTAACTGTACTTACAGGTCTTCCTGCTGTCTTGGCTTTACCTCTATTTTCAATCTTAGTTGTTTCTGCTTTAGTATTGTCTTTAGGAACGTCCACACCTTTCCTTTTTGCAGCAAGTTTTATTTCTGTATCTGTATTAGCTTTTACATTAGTATGTAGTCCTACTTCATCACTACGTCTACGTTGTTCTTTTCGATAAGCACCTGTCTCTGCATTGCTTCTCACTAGTTTTCTTTTTGCCATTACATCATACCTCCAAATCTGGGGTGAACTTTAAGACTATCAATACTAATAACATTATTTGCCCATTGTCTAGGGATAACTGAAATTTTAATAGCATTAGATAATGCTTCTTTTACATCATCATGTGGTGGTCGTTTAAGTACCAATTCTTCTTCTAGTACTTGACAGTTACCTGACTTATAGTGCCATACAGATTGATTCTCATACTTAGGTTCGAGTATAGCTGATACCCTTTCTTCTTTATCACCCTCTTGTCTAGATGGTCTATACTCATCTATTACTAAAGGCAATCCATTAGGTTTAATATAGCTTTCTTTAAGTTCATTTACTATTTGCTGTTGTGCCACTGTTACTTCCGCACATATTTTTCTAAATCCCCATTTGTTTTGTGCTTTAACAATATGATTAAAATATTCTACGATACGATCTGTTTTAAATCTATCTATATCTAATACATAGTAGTTACCCGAAGGACTAACTCCTACAGTTACCAGTGCTGTAAAATCAGCTTTTCTCTTTAATGAGAATGCGAAATCTATCGCTGCATAAGTAGATAATTTCTCTCTAGCAAAAAACCAATCCTCTCCATTCTTTGTTAAAAGTCTAGGTTCATAGTATTGGAACTTTTCTGGATTAATTCCTCCACTTCCTATAGCATTAGGATTATTATAATATTGTGCATAAAAATGTTCATGTATTAAATACTTAGCTTTAATACCTGCAAGTATCTTCTGGTTAAATCCAAACCATTGTCCATCAGGCCTTTGTTTTCGAGGCCATAAAAACTCACCTTCTGTTTCTACTTGCTGTTCAAAGACTTCATATACATTGTCTGTATCGGATTCATTTCCTTCATCATCATAAACAGTTACTTGCATACTAATAAAGTTATTATAAATGTCTCTAGGATCATACCTAGTTCCTACTGCTACTTCTTCTGCATTAGGATTTTCAATAGATGCTAGTTGAGAATATAAAGCTTCTACCCTATCTCTGCCATCCTGAGTATAGGCATTATTAGGCACGACCAAGTCGTCCAAAACCACCAAGTCTGCATGGAAACCAGTAACATTAGCAGTAATTCCAGCAGCCTTAACCGTACTATCCCTAACACCCTCTTTTTTCCTGATTGGATGATCTACACATATTTCTTCTACAGCCCATTTCTCTCTCTTTCCCTCTTCTGTTTTTAACATTTCAGGCCAATATCTTGCATAGATTTCACTATCTAATATTAACTTAATTTGATATAAT